CCACCGATACCGCCGCCGCCCCCGCCCGCTACGGCCAGGTTTCCGGCACCGAGCGACATGGGTGAGAGAGAGGTGCCCGCTATTGTGGAGGTCACCTGGCCCAAGGCAGCCTTCACGGGTCCGTTCAGACCCTGCTGTATACCGGCGACCAGTCCCGCCATGATGGCATTGCCGTGGGGAATCAGGATCGTGGCGTCGTAGTCGAGTGGCCCCTTCCAGGACATGATCGACCCGGCGATGCCGCTGACAAAATTCTTGACATCGTTTATGGCGCTCTTGATGCCATTCAGCAACCCGGTGATGATGCTCTTGCCGATGTTGAAAAGCCACGTTCCGGCGCCGCCGAGCCAGCCCTGGACCGTCAGCGCCAGCCCATTGAACCAGTTGTTCACGGTTGTCCAGATGTTCTTGACGCCGTTCAATAGCCCAGTGACGATGTTACCGCCCGTGGTAACAAGCCACGTAACCGCACCGGACAGGGCGTTTTGGATCTTCGTGTACAGGCCAGCGAAGAAGCCCACCACGTCGCCGACTAAGTTCCCGACGGCGGAGGATACGTCATGCCACATCGAGGTAAAGAACCCCGACACATCCTTCCAAACGGTCTGCGCTATCGCAACGACCTGCGTCCAGTGGGTGATGAGCAGGACTCCGATGGCGATGATGGCGACGATGGCCAAGATCACCAGGGCAATCGGGTTGGCGAGCAGCGCGGCATTGAACAGCCATTGGAGTCCCGTCGCTACGGTGGTGATGCCGTTCCATACCCCCTGTGCGATTGCCACTACCGAAGTAGCCGCCGCCTGAGCCATGGTGGCCACCTTGGTGGCTAGCAGAATCGTCACCATTGCGGTCAGTCCCGCCGCGAGCAGGCCGACGCCTATCCCCAGAGCCAGCGCGGCAGTTCGGTTCTTCTCGAAGTACTCTGCTACGGACGTAACTGCCGAGATGACCTTGGTGAGGATCGGCACCAGGACGCTACCGAGATTGGTGGCCAGATCCCCAAAGCCGCTCTTCAGGATGTCCACCTGGCCCTTCAGCGTGGCGGCCTGCTTGGCCGCTGCATCATGAGCGGAGCCCGCCGCAGTCACCGAAGCGGTGTACTTGTCGAGGACAGCAGGACCAGCCGCGAATGTCTCAGCCAGTTTGGTCGAGGCGGCACCGAAACCGAGCGTCTTGAGGGTGGCGGCGTCCTCGGCTGCCGAGTGCCCCTTCAGGACAGGGGCCAATTCGGTGAGGATCTGCGACATCGGATCGAGGCCGCCCGTCTTGGCGTTGATAAACGAGAGCCCCATCGCCTGCTGAGCCGCCGTGACTGCTGCAGTTGGGGAGATGACTCCAGTGAACGCAGAGGTGAGGGCAGAGATGGCCTGCCGCCCGGTCTCGCCGTGCTGCGTCAGGTCCAGCATCAGTCCGCCCATCGTTGACAGAGGGGGGGCTGCGGCACCCATCGCGGCCTTGGCGCGGGCCAGGCTTTGGGATACCGTGTCGAGGCCGACGCCCGTGCCCCGCGAGACGTTGAACAGGATGTTGGAGGCGTCCGATGCGCCCTTGAGCGGAATCTGGTACGCCTGCATCACCTTGGCCAGGTCCGAGGTAGTTGAGCCAAGTGCGTTGCCCGAGCCTTCGGCCAAGTCCTGCGCCGTCTTCATGAAGGCCAGGGATTGCGCCGCCGAGAGGACGTGGCCCGCCACCAGATCCATCTGGGCCGCGACACCCGTGTACGCCTTGATCGTCGTCTCGGCCGAGAAAGTGGTTGAGAAGGCTTGGCCGGTGAAGGCTGCGCCGATCCTGTTCGCCGCCGCCACGGAGATGTCCGCACTCGCTGCCAGCGCATGGGTGGAGTCCTGGAATTTCAGTCCCATGTCCACGGCGCCAGCGGCAACACCCACCACGGCAGCGCCTACGGCCAGCAGGCCAACCTTGGCAAAGGAGGACAGTCCACCAGCAGAGGCCTCGCTTGAGGCCGCAGTCTCGTCCATCGAGCCCTGCGCCTCGGCCATGGAAGCTTTGAAGGAATCGACGTTGGCGAGGAGCGACACGATCACAGGAGGAAGTGTTCCCACCCGTCGTCCTCCTATTTATGCTATCATGGGCGGATGAAAACTTGTCCCCGATGCCACGAGGCCGTATCCCCGGGCGCGCCCTGAACCCAGACGCTCCGCGTCGGATCTAGATCCCGCTGGTCGCTGCAACCCAGGCCGAGTTGAAGATCTCGGCCAACTCAGGCATCGCGTAGGCAAGGCCAGGTTCGAGGTAAGGCCGTGCTGCCTCGTGATAGACACGACCGATTGCATCCGTACCGCTGAAGCCCAGCTCCAGCCGGCGGGAGTAGGGCATCGACGGGGCGATGGTGGCCATGTACCCCAGAACACCCGCACCCACCGGACCCGTGACGCCTATCGACCGCTTGTTGGCACCGTGGGCCACCGGGGAACGCGCCTTAGCCTTCTCCTCGATCTTGGCGGCGCCCTTGGCCACGGCGTCACGGGTGGCGATGTTGGCCGCTTCCACCATCCCGTCGATGGCTGCGTTGAACTCCGGGATGCCACTCCAGACCATGCTCACTTCTGCGCCCTCCGCATCAGTTCGGCCTGAACCTTGTCTTCGATCTTGGCGAACTTAGGCACCCATGTCGCGAACCCCGCTGTCTCGTCCAGGTACTCGTCGTGGGTGATGGGGATCAGGTGACGGAACTGATACTCTTTGTAGTCCGCGAGGACCGAGGCATCAACACCTTTGCGGGCTTCACCGAGGAGCGCCCATTCGAGGTGTTTAGCCTCCCAGTAGGGTTTCCGGGTTCCTCCCCTGGGTTGGGATCGAAATCAACCTCCGCCGTGGCGTTGCTCAAATCCGCAGTGGCCGAGGCGAGAAAGTCGTATCTCTCCTCGTCCATGTCCCACACCGTATCCATGGTTGGGACCGGCTCTTTGAATGACCACGCGGAGACGTAGGCCACGATAGTGGCGGCCTGCATCGTCTGGAAGGACTCGGCCTCGTCGAAGTTCAGGCCCAACTCGGTCATGTCCAACTTGGACACGATCGCTAGTCTTTCCTTGAGATCTGTGGGCAGATCCTTGGGCAGCTTGCTCTCCGCTTTCTTGAGCGCCGCTAGGGCGGCAAGTCCGGCCGATCGAATGACCTTCTTGTGACGCATGGTCATCTCGGCCGGGTCGCGCAGCTCGACCCAGCCCCCTCCCGGAATATCGATTCGATGCATGTTTCCCCTCCTGTGTCCTATCAGTAAGACGTGGCGACCGAATTTGTGCAGGCGATCACAATGGGGGCCAAGCCAGACGTGGCGTCGGTAGAGTTTGGAATTCCCCAGAACTCCAAATCGACTTCGACCCAGTCCTTGCCGGTGTTCTTCTTGCCAGTGGACCAGCCCGTGGCGCTCACGTGGAAGTCCACGGTATTCAATGCGGGGTCGGTGAACAGCAGGTCCAGCGTGACGCCCTTGGTGTTGTTCAGGAAGTAGGTAAGCTCAGCGTCGCTCTCCATGATGACGGTCAACTTGGAGCCCTTGGTCTCCAAGGGCCCGGCCCAGTTCTGGTAGTACGCCTGCGTACCCGTGAGCGCCGGGATGGGCTTGGTGGAACGCTTGAGGTCAATCTCGCCGTCAACCAGCCGGGTGATTGCTGAGCCGCCGACCTTGACGACGACGTTCCACGAGGCTGCGGCCTCAAGGGCTGTCGGAGTATTGGTAACCGTGGTGATGATCGTGGACGCAGCGCAGACATAGGCCACCGACGCGGTGAGCAGTCCGTCCGAGGCGAACTTGAGAGTTAGGCTGTCGATCTGGCTCTGCGTGAGCTGGTTCATGTCCAAGCCGTCGAAGTAGACGCTTGTGTATGACGGCGGCTGGCCTGTTCCTGTGTTGAGCAGGTTGAATGTGTGGGTGTACGGGGCCGTGGTGCCCGTCTTGACATCTGCCCCGCCTAGCACCCCACGCACGAACGCGGGGAACGAGTCGGCGTAGACGTCGCAGTCGAAACCGAGCTTGTCGTAGCGCTGGCCGGCGATCTGATCGTAGTCCACGTTCATGGAGCCACGGAGCCCGCTGTCGAGCATCATGTTAATCTGGGGTTCCCAGACCGGGGACTTCACCGGGACGAAATATGCGGGAGCAGCGGCGGTTCCCCGAGGGCTCTCGGGTGCGCTGATCCCCAACCATTGACGTGCGGCTGGATAGGGCGTTGGGGGTGCCTCCTTTGGCTAACTGGACGGGGGTCAGCCCTGTCCTTTCCTGTCCTTTGCGGCGGTGGTGACACGCTTTGTCTTGACCGCTTTCTTGACTTTGGCAGTCTTCTTGGCTGCCTTCTTTCGCATTGTTGTCATCTCAGGCCGCGATATACAGCCATGATTCACCCCTTATGACGGCGTCGATGATGATCGTGTTGCCGTCTAGGACCGCCTGTGCCTGTTGATACTCAACGCCCGCCGCACCCTCACCCGCCTGCCAGATGGTGGCATTGGAGCCGGTGTATTTCTTCGGGCTGGTGCCAAAGGTGCGGTCCTGCCGCCAGCGGGCATAGATGGCGTCAATGAGTGCGTCCTGGT